CGGCTAATCGTGCACTGGACACGCTTGCCGAAGTTGCCGACACCGTTGAACGTCTGCTCAATCGACTCCATCGCGAAGTTCGAGTGGCGGCGGTAGAGCTGCTTGAAGAACGTCACCTGCGGGTTCGCCGTAAGATATACGTCCTGTGCACCATAGGCGACGAGCTGCATAAGACCACCGGATGTCATTGCTTATAATCTACACATCTAATTTTATTTGGCCCCGGAGGCTCGGATTTCAGGGATCCCGGGGGTAAAAATCAGAGGTCTAGAGGATAGTTACAGGGTTCTTTAAATCGACACTCTATATGGGATTACGATATTATTTCGGCATCGAAACATTCACAAACATGATATAAATGGTCTCTTTTTGTTCGGCTGCTAACAAATCTGCTCCGCTTCTTTAGTTGCACCTCGAGGACTAAGCGACTGCTTAGTTCGAGTAGGCAAGACCGCCCATGCCCGCCATAATACGCAACACATTGTAGTTCGTCGCATAAATACGAAGTTTCGCCGTATTTCCATTGCCCACCGTATTGTTCGTCACCGTCAAATTCAGAGTAGCATTATCAATACGCGAAAAGTTACACGTGCCACTCGGCTGATGCTCCTCCGGATTCAGAGCGAACGAATAGACATTAATACCCACCGCCGGTATGTTCGTATGATGCTGGAACGGCTGCACCAGATTGAAATACGGCCCCTCACGCTCCGAGAAACGGTCCTGACCGTTCAACTGAATGTTCGCCACCGCCACTGGATTATCTCCCGCCATTCCCTCCACGGTCGAAATCGAATAGCCCGACTCTAGAGCCGCACGGTCCCAGTAATCCGTATAATTAAAGGGCTGCTGTCCCTTCCACGGGTCAACACTGGAATCGCACGCAATATAACTGTCGCGCTGCACGACCCACACAATCTCCTTACAAGGATGATTGAACGACATCTTCACTTTGTTCGACGCCGACGTAATGGACTCATTGCCCGTAAACTGGAGCTGCTCAATGAGATATTCGTGCGCCACCTGGGCGAACCGCCGACGTTCATCCGTATCCAGATAGATATAGTCCACATAAATGGACGCCGCCACGAGACCCAGCGCGTTCACGGCATCCAGAATCACGGGATTGTTCGTCCAGATAAGATTCTGCAAAGGAGCAATGTCGATGGTGACACGGACTTCGTGATACTGCAGAGCAATCAGCGGAAGTGCAAGACCCGCGTGCCGATTGAACCAGAACTGGAACGGAATATACAACGTATACTCAGGCGCGCAACTGCGCGTCTCCGCACTCGAATGCGGGTCGCCGCCGACGCACTGATTCGTGCATCCACCGTCCGTTCCCACCTTACTAATAATGTTCGTGAGTTGCGGCACATTTCCCACCATCTCCGCATAGCCCGCCTGTTTGCCCGCCGTGCGCGTGAGCTCATTCCAGATATGGAGCCAATCGCCATAATGTTTGTCAATCTGCTGACCACCGATTTCAACATAGATATCCGTAATCAAATTGTGTCCGACCCAATTGAGCCAGCGGAACTGGTCCCCCGACGAATCGCTGACCGACGGGTCGTTCAAGTCGACGGCAGGCAGCGTTACCTGCAGATACATACGGTGAATCAAGTCGCCGTTACGACTAATCGTGCACTGCACACGACGCTGGAAGTTCGCCACACCATTGAATGTCTGCTCAATGGATTCCATGGCGAAGTTCGAGTGACGACGATAGAGCTGTTTGAAGAAGGTAACCTGCGGATTTGCCGTCAGGTAGACGTCTTGGGCACCGTAGGCGACAAGCTGCATAAGACCCCCACTTGTCATTCTCTACACGGGTCCGGTGAATTTTATTCGTTTTCAACCGGGTAAGGTTTTGGAGCCTAAAGGTCCAATCCATGGAAAGAAATAAGCCATATGTCCATACGTGATGTGTTAGTCAGTGATACTATTAGTGAAACTAAATCGCGACAGCCGAATCGTCCGACAACTCTGGAGGCGCATCACCAACAGAAAATGAAGGAATTTTCCGAATCCAAACAGAATCTCGCAAACTTACAATCGACACTAACGGACCTCGAGGCGAAAATCGATGATATGCCGGAATCGGCGGTATTCAGCGACGAATGGCGTCAACTGAGTGATTCGGCTGAAGCAGTGCGTCAACAGATTAAAAGTATTTGCGCAGATGACCAACGGCTCGATTATTTTCTGAATGTCGGTGATATGTTGTTCCAATATTTTGATGCACATGAGACATTGGCGAAGGGCGATGCGTCAACTATTCAAGCCAAGATGCGGATGCCGACGAACTCCGTATTGAGCTATTTCACAGAGAGCGGCGATTCTCCGGCTGTGTCCGACCAACTCCGAACACCAAAGAAGGCCAGTGATATCGATTCATCGGAAGGAATGAATCGTGACAAGATGATGGAGAAATACCTGGCGGTGGTAGAGCCCAGCGCGATTAAAAGCGGTATCATGCCGGGGTCGGGCATTGAGCCGGGCTGGGGAACATGTCCCACATGCGATGTGGAAATGACGTTTTACCAGAATGAGGCGCTTCTGGGTTGCCCGCGATGCGGCCACGAAGAATTCATTCTCATCGATTCGGAGAAGCCGAGCTACAAGGACCCGCCGCGGGAAATCACGTATTTCGCTTACAAGAAAATCAACCATTTTAATGAGTGGCTCGCGCAATTCCAGGCGAAAGAGAATACGGATATTCCCCAGGACGTCATTGAGGCCGTCATGCGGGAACTCCGCAAAGAACGCATTTCGGACCCGAAAAAGGTCAAAAAGGATAAGATTCGCGAAGTTCTCCAGAAACTCAAGTTCTCCAAGATGTATGACCATGTCCAACAAATCAAGAATCGGATTCAGCAACAGATGACGATGCTCACGTTGTCGAAAGAAATGGAGGAGAAGCTGCAGCACATGTTCAAGGAGATTCAGCCGGCGTTCATCAAATATTGTCCAGCGAACAGGTCGAATTTCTTGTCGTATCCGTATGTCTTGTATAAGCTCTGTCAGCTCCTGGAAATGGATGAGTTTCTACCGTGCTTTCAGCTCTTGAAGTCACGGGAGAAGCTGTATCAACAGGACCAGGTTTGGCAGAAGATTTGTCAGGAGATGCGATGGCAGTTCATAAGGTCGATTTAACAGTTCATAAGGTCGATTTAACAGTTCATAAGGTCGATTTAACTTGAGAACACCCAAACTTGACAGCCCTCCGGATCACCTTAACGAATTCGTTAAAGTGATCCAAACGAAAATGTCCGCCCCTGCCAGAATGTCCTACACCTGCGATGTTTGCACGAAGAGTTTCAAACAAAAGTGTCATTATGATTCTCACAAGGCGCGAAAGAAGCCTTGTGAGAAGCCGGGGCCCGCACCGGCACCAGTAACAAGCATTGGTCAGACTGTCTTCCAGAAGCCGTTTCTCAAGTGGGTCGGCGGTAAGACGCAGATTATCAACGAGGTCATGGAACTCTTTCCTAAGGAAATGGGGAACTATCATGAGCCGTTCTTGGGCGGTGGGAGCGTCCTGTTGGCGCTGCTTTCCTGTAAGGCCAGTGGAGCAATCACTGTCAATGGAACGGTGTTCGCCAGTGACCTCAATTCGAATCTGATTGGACTCTACAAGAACATACAATCGGATGTCGAGGGTGTGATTACGGCGGTAACCTCTCTTGTGGCGGAGTTTACGGCTGCTTCTGCGACTGTTCCTGCAACGGTGAATCGGACGGCCACTACGCTGGCCGAGGCCCAGACATCGCCGGAATCGTATTACTTCTGGATTCGCCGCCGGTTCAATGCACTAACAAAAGCGGAGAGGATGACTGTGCCGGCATCGGCGATGCTTCTCTTCATGAATAAGACGTGCTTCCGTGGTGTCTATCGCGAGGGACCACGGGGATTCAATGTGCCCTTCGGCAATTACACGGCGCCGGGCATCCTGGATGAGGAGCATCTGCGTGCGGTGTCGGACTTGATACATGATGTTGTGTTTACGGTGCGTCCGTTTATGGAGTCGCTTGATGTGATGGAATCCGGCGATTTCGTTTATCTGGACCCGCCGTATGCACCGGAAACCGATGGCGCCTCATTCGTGTCGTATACAGCGGATGGCTTCGACCTTGAGAGCCACAAGCTGCTCTTCAAGACCTGCGACAGTTTCAATAGTCGGAACATCGGTATGCTGATGAGTAACGCGTCAGTCACGCTGGTGAAGGCGGCGTTCTCGAATGCGGCATACACGGTCAAAACGATTTCGTGCCGGCGGGCCATCCATTCGAAGAAGCCAGGGGAGCGCGCCGATGAAGTGCTGATTCTGAGGGCGGATGAGAACGTTGTGGCTACGCACTAATCCAGGCATCGAGCTTAGTGAAGTAGTCTGTATCGTCGCCGAACATCACTTCCACTCCGTGGATTGCATTGTTCTCACGAAGGAACTGGTATTTGCGCTGTTCTGACAGATATTCCTTTTTTAGGAAATCGGAGACACAGAATGCGTATTTTACGCTGAAACCCTCACCCAGACACCACTTGTATTCTTCAATAAACTTGGAACCAAGCAGGAGCTTACTGTCGACGCTGCCGGCGGCGTTCTGATTTTTCTTCTCAAGGATTTTCAACGTGTAGCTGTCTCCGGTGCGGAACAGATACGCTTCATCGGGATTTCGGAAAAGTTCTTTTTGATGGAAATGGGCAAAGTATTCTTTCAGTCCGCCCTGTGTTAGGAAGATTATTGACGCGGTAGGTGCCAATATCTTTTCAAGAAAGAATGAATATTTGCCGCGGTATCCTGGAATCTGTTTGCGAACAAATCCGTTGGTCAGGAGACGTGCGTAATTGTTGGTCTTCTCTTCAAATGCTAGACCGTTGATATTTGTGTTCGCTCCGCCGGCGCCTGTGCCGTGATTTACTATAGAAGTCATCTTCTACTTATTTTAGTAGGTGGTTTCACAGTGTCAAATTTACGGTGCGTTCAAATCTAAAGCATTTGCTCTACGGAGATAATAGAGTCCCAGTGGCGTAATTGGAAACGCGGTTGCCTTCTAAGCGACAGACAGTGGGATCGAAACCCACCTGGGACTAATGAGTCCATTATCTTGGTGACCGAAGGGAAGTCTTGGTAATGGACTAATGAGTCCATTATCTCAGCTGGTAGAGAGCCACTCTTATAACATACGTGTTATGCATGTGAGGTGGAGGCCACGAGTTCGAAACTCGTATGGACTACAGAGCGTTAATAGTTCAGTGGTAGAATGAGACTCTTCCAAAGTGAAAACTTAACCAAGTTTGAACGATATGTAAGGTCTAGACATGGGTTCGATTCCCATTTGACGCAACCTATTTTTAGCTCATCGCATGGTCTAAAAAGAGCTTAGCGGACTAGAGTCAATGTCTTACACAGTTGCCGCCTTCGACCTCGGTATCAAGAATCTGAGTTATTGTGTAGCGACCTTCGATGACGCTAGTGGTTCCCTCATCGAAATCAAGGCATGGGCAAATCTGAATCTGTTAGCCGACGGTGCCGCCTCTCAGAGTCAAACACGATGTATTAACGAGGTCGCAGGTCGAGTGTGTGGCGGCCCAGCCTCTTTTCAAGATGTTCCTCTTCAGAAGCTTCTATGCAAGAAATGCGCCAAGAAATCCGCGAAGCCACTACTCGATATATCCGGAACCAAACTCGCAGACTGGCGACTATGGGCTTCCGACCGACTAACACAACTCGGACTCACGGGCGCCGAAGCCAAGAAGGCCAAGAAATCGGTTATCGAAGAGAAGGCGGGTGCAATACGTCTCATGCCCTACAAAGCACCCAAGGTCAAAGGTGTTAGTCTCCAACAGATTCTGGTGGGTATGGAAACATGTCTCGATACTGAGCTACCGAGGCTTGCAGTAGCCGATGTGATTCGCATAGAGAATCAGCCATCGGAGTTCGCTCCGCATATGAAATCCATACAAATCATGTTGTTCGTGCTAATCGACCATCGTCTTCGGAATGAACACGGATGGACCGGTCGGATTGAATTTGCGAATGCGGGTGTCAAAACTAGAGGGACGGGAGCCGGTGTCGGAAAAGATGCCAAACGGTCCCGCAAACTCGCGGGCATTGCGAAAGTCACGGAGACATTGGGATTAGTTCCTTCTGCAGCTGAGAAACTCGCCTGGTGGAAAGCACAGGCCAAACAGGATGACTTGGCTGATGCATTCTTGATGTGTTTGGACTACAAATATTAAAGTCCAGCTATTACAAAATGGTCGCACATACATGCAATAATATGGAGCGTAGCATGCTCTGTTGGATAATCATGGTCCCAACTGGTTCCAAAGATGAGATATATGGAGAGTGCTAGGGCAACTAATGCGAACACCGCTAATAAACTCTTATAGGTCTGTGACCGCATTTGCGATGCATAGAAGATGCTCATTGCAATCGATGCCCAAATAAACGCTTGGTCCATCCAGAAAATTTTCATAGAATCTGGCTCGAGTTTTGGAGATGAATGCCATGCAAATGAGCCAGCGGTCAGCAAGACTAACAGAATTGCATAGAATATATATTGTCTCGAAAAAGCATGTATCGCATTCGTTATGAAAAGTAATGATGTGAATTGTAACATTGGGGCCCCTCTACTCTGAAAAGTTGATTTCTGCGTATGATTCACGAATTAAAGCTCTGTTGTTAAGGCAACGATATGAGTGTACAGTTTGTCGATGGTAGTTCCAAGCCCTCCGTTTCGGAGTTGGCCTCTTTTGCTTCTCGTGCAAAGGAAATCGACATCGGTGGCGGCGACGATATTGTGGAGCTCGGCGATGACCTCGGAATGAGCCTCCTTACAAATCAGAACAAGGTTGCACCCTCTCCGAAGCGCCAGGTGAACTTTGGATCTGGTTCTGGTTCTGGATCTGGTTTTGGTTCTGATGGTGGTGCTTCGGCCGCCCCGCAGATTCAAATCAAGCCGCTCGACGATTTCGAGGTGGTGAATCTGGATGCAAACCCCGGCGGCGGCGATATCAAGGTGAGCCATGACTCTGCTCCTTTTGTGATTAACACTGGGCCGGAAGGTGGTTTTGGCTCTGGCTCTGGATTTGGCTCTGGTTCTGGTTCTGGTTCTTCCGATTTGAGCCCGGAGCAGGAGGCCACCGAGAAGCAGAAGTATCTCACAAAGCTCCGACGCCTAGAGTCCCAAGATATTCGTGGCACCCGGATGACAATGTCGAATTCTCTATCCGATATCAAGGCCGAACATGACCGTCTCACGGACAGTCGCAATCTGGAGGCGTCGATTCGCTTCCAGCGCAATGCTCTCATGACCTTCGTGACGGGTGTCGAAATGGTGAACGATAAGTTCGGCCATCGCTTGCCGGTGAAGCCGCGTCTCAAGGGCTGGTCGGAGTCGGTCCACACGAACGTGGAGGACTTCGATGAGATTTTCGAGGAGCTCTACGACTTGTATAAGGACCAGGCGAAGATGCATCCGCTCCTGCGTTTGGTGGGAACACTCGGAGTGTCGGCGACGATGTATCACTTGACGAATACGATGGCGGAGCGCACGGGTATTCCGGGTATGTCGGACCTGCTCAATGAGAATCCGGAGCTTCAGCGTCAGTTTGCCGCGGCAATGGCGTCCAAGATGGGCGGCGGTCTCGGCAACTTCATGTCGGCCGCGGGTGGTTTTGGCCCTGGTCCTGGTCCCAGTGGTGTTCCACCGGAATCCATTCGCACGGGTGAGAACAGCCGTATGCCGTTCAATGTAGCGGCAGCGGCAGTCTCCGCCGCTGAGCCTGGACCGTCGTATCCTTCCACCAAAGCCCGTCGCGAAATGCGGGGGCCCAGTGGTGTCGACGATATTCTGAAGGCGTTTGAAATGGAGCGACAGCAGGCGGCGTCCTCTATTCCGATTGCGTCGCAGCACTCTAGTGTGTTTACGCCCAGTGGGCCACCTCCGACGCCGCCGCGCTCTAACGGTCGTGATGGTGTAGGAACATCGTCTGACCCCTTTTCGGAGTTTGCGATTGACAGTGGATCCGTCGGCACGGAGAGCACAATGAATACAGAGAAACGACGGGGGCGGCGGCGGGCGGCAGCTGCACCTGTCGGTGTGACGTTGAATTTGAATGTTTAGGCTAGGCAACGGAATCAATACAATATATGATGATTCTTGAGCAGATACCAATCCGACTCTTCATTCAGCAGATAATGGAGGAAAATGATTACGACCAATGTTAACCAGAACGCGACAATCAGATTGCGGGTTCCGATAAACATAATGGCATATAAAAGCAGTGGTCGGAAGACTATATTCTGCAGAAACGCTTCCTGACCTGGAGAGACCGACATCACCATGAATCGACCGCCCAGATTGAGCAGAATATAGGCCAGACCCAACAGATACGGATTCATATTGATATCTTGTATCGACATCAGCAGATGGTCCGACGCCGATGGCACAACATCCTGTGGCTGCGGAAGCAAAAGCGGCTTCTGTTTGGACCGCGGCATTCCTTACTCTCTGTTCCTAAAAAACTTGGAGAGACTTACATAGACCCAGAGCGTCCAGACAACGAGAGCGACGAGACCATACATCGGATTCATGTCCGTTATGAGCAGCACAATGATGGCTCCGAGAAATCTGAAGAGCGGTTGGTGGGCTAAATCCATTTTCCTTATTGTGTGCGTCTATTTTAGCGCCAGCCGTCATTGATGGTAAATTCAGGCACGGGTTTATCCTGGATGGCGATAGGATGTTCGCCTAGCATTCGCTCAACGTGCCAATTCGCCTTCTTGTCGGACACTTCATCAAAATTCAGATTCGTCTCACCAGTGCGGTCCTGGATTCCGTAGGGTTCCTCTGCCAAGGTGTCTTCTACAAGCCAGTGGCTGCGCTTGTCTTTAACGCGGTCGTGATTCAGATTTATGGTGGTGAAGGGCTCTACACTAGGACGGGGAACCACTGCGACACCGACCAACAGAATCAACATCGCAGTTCCCAAGACCGGTGCTAACATCCACACGTAGATGGCCGCGGCGCCGAACAAAAGTCGTGTGGTCGTATGCGACAACATGCCGCGAATGCCTTCCGGAATTTTATGGGGCAGAACAGCCAGAACAATGAGACCCGCGCTCACTATCCACGACGGATTCACCGGTATCCAATGAAGACGCATTGCTTGCGCCGGTGACTGTTGTTGCGGATTCATTATCCTCTCTCTGTTAAGGGCGTATACATTTGTCTCTGTATTCGCGTTCGATGCGACGGGCGCGCTTGTTATGCTGTTTGCCAACGGGATTCACCCAGTCTTTGAGCAGTTTTCTCGGAGTGAAATCGGGGGCGACTCTTTCTTTTTCGCGGCCTTTCTTGAATACAAAGCGGTATCCGAAATCCTGTATGAGACTCCGCACAATTGAGGCGGGCTCGTCCTTCGACTTCGATGGCTCCTGTGGGAAATTCCGCGCTATGTAGGCGAGCATCTTGGACTCCGCTGTGACGGCATCGTCTACGGGAGGCGCGGGCTCTTTCATAGTTATATCCAGAGGCGGCAGCCAGGAAGGCCAGTTTGCTAACACATCATCCGTCTTGAGGTTATCACGGAAATCGCACCGGCCGTAGACACGATTACGGAAATCTGCCAGAATTCGCAGACCCTTGATGCCATTCTTGCGAATATCGTCGTCGACGAACAACAGAAGCGCCTTGTAATGATTCTTCAGCTCGGATGTCGACGGTGGTGCATCCAGTGCCTGCGTGGTCATCTCCGAAATATCTGGGAGGTCATCGAATCCTTCCTCTGTTGGCCGCTGAAGACCTGCAAACAGCACGATAGTTAGTAATGCTAGAATCCCCCACAATACCCAATCCATTACTCTGCGTATTGATTTTATTGGTGTCAAAACCATAGATAAAAGAACTTGTCCTCAAATAGGGGACAAATGAGCGTTTTCTGTTCATTGGAGGAGGCATTTTCGGGCCCGGCCAATCCGGGAAAAAGCAAGAAGAAGCGCACAATAAAAGAGGGATTCGTGCCTGGCGCACTTGGAGGGTCGCCCGACCCCGATAGACCGGCGGAGATTCCCCCTGTTGAACCTATGAATGGACCGACATCATCCGTGAGCGCCGGCCATCCGGAGGCCGCCGCTGCACAGGGAACTTTTTTCCCACTCCCCGGTGAAACGGCCGAACCCGAAGAATGGTCCAAGGCCTTTATGTTAGAGCCCTCAGGTATTCCGCAGCTTCGTGCCGACGGTTCGGCGCCCGTGAATGGAAAATCGACACTCTGGCGGAAAGTGCCGGTTCCGGCATCCGCCGCCACCACCTCTGGCTTTCCGGTCGAAGGTGATGTCTACAAGCGTCTTGATGCACTCACAAAACAGCTCGAATCACTTACACAGAGCAAGCCGATGAATAGCACGGCGGAACTCTTTCTGTTCGTGGCTATCGGACTTCTACTATTGCTCGCGGTGGATACTCTTCTGCGGTTTGCGACGGCGATTGCACTTGCCGG